GGTTTGGATGGTGCGAGTGCTAACACAACACTCCACGTGAATGGTGGTATCATCACAAACTCTGACCAGGTGGCGACAAAGAAGTACAGTCATTCTAATGTAGTCGCGAATGGTAATGGTCAGGATATACAATTTGTGTTTAAACCAAATACATTTTATGCTAAAATCATAGCGGTGTTACGTGAAACAAGTGATGTACGCAACACAAGTACTATGATTCTCGAGGTGTCTGGTGGTACACACGATGGATCCACGGGTTCTATGTATGATATAGCCCTAGGTCCTCAAACCATAATGGGTGCTACAAACTCATATCCGTGGAGTCCCACTGTATCGGTTGGTACAAGAGGAGTCAATATACAACCAACAGTTAAGGATGATGGACGTAACTTTGCATACGATTTAACAGTTGAACTCACCACTGGACTTAACGGTGGACTTTCTAGAATTACAAAACGAGCTCTAAATACAACTACTGCTCTTGACAATGCCACTGGTGGTCAAGATTTATTGGTTGGATTCACATATTAAATTTACTACGAGGGAGGGTGGTACCCCGCGGTAGATTAAACATTTACGCCCTGATGGAATCAGAGACGGCTAGTGCAACTACGCCAACAATGAAAGCCATGATGACGTAATTTAATTCGGTTTCTTCGCGGCCGACCTGGGGCTTTACAGGTTCGGCCTTGGCCTCAGCGACAACTTCTTGCTGTCGAACGGGAGGCTCGAGCTCCTCAAGCGGACAATACGCTATCATTTATATAAGTTTAGAGATTTATTTCGGTCTTCTTCTTTCGACGAGTTCTCTTGGGTTTAGATCCTGCACCAACATTGACCTCCTTGACCTCACCTCCAGTGGAATCACCGGAGACTGACATGATATCAGAGAGATCATCATCCTCATCAACAGGCTGAGGCGCCGAGGGTCCTTGTCCCATTGAGGTATTCATTGGGGGTGGGGGAGGCATCGAAATACCACCCATCAGGCTTGAAATATCAAGTCCGGGTCCCTGCATCTCGTACTGCCCTGATCCACCCACGGGTGCATCAACTGCGGGGCCACTAGTGTCACGGGTAGTGTTCTGAACCGCCGCCATCATATTCTTCACCAGGTCTGGGTTTTGCTTCATAACATCATTCATGTTTGGCATCACCGATTTGAACATAGAATTGGTAAGATGGAACATCATAGCGGATCCACCGAGCATCATAATCAGCTTGACCTCTGGTGCAACACTGACCTTAGATCTGTATTTCACATATAGTTCCTCAAATACACCATCATAATCATCAACATTCTCCATAACAGACTCAGACCAACCCTCAAGTTGAACCTCAAATGGGTTATACCTCTTATTCAAAAATTCAAGCCCGGTTACACAGGCGACCAACATACGACGAGAGAAGCGAACTGATTGTTCAACATCTATGCTGTATGTAATCCTCTTGACCTCTGATCTGAGTTCATCAACATTCGAGTAAGCGTTCAACCTCTTGTTAACTGCAAACCCCTTCTTCTCAAGTCGAGCTAATTTGTTAATAAGATCCGACTTCTCTTCATCAATTGAAGTGTACCCCTTCGAGGGTTGCTCACCCTGGTCACTAGGACCTGGGCCCATGGGTTCATCATCATCGAACATCATTGGTTCATCCTCACCATAATCAATTTCCTCATCCTGTTGAGGCTGAGCTGGGGTACTTTGTTTGTTGGGATTCACAAAAGCATCCATAGCCTCCTGACCCTGAAAAGATTGTTGAGGTCTTTGCATAGGCCTTGTGGGTCGAGGTACAGGTTTTGATCGTGGTGCAGAAATTTGAATCTCATCCATCAGGGCCTGTTCATCAGCATCTAATTTCATCACAGTCGTTTGACCCCTATCGAGTACGATTTCTTCGTCCATCTACTGTCTATTTAGAAACTAAGAAAATCTCTTTAACGCACTTTAAAAAAATCTATGTCTATTATAAATGTTTAATCTTAACCTCAACAAGAGTGATCGCAATGCTCTCATGGCCATCGCGGTTTTGATGACCCTCATCTTCGTTCTGTCTCTTATGACTGTGAAGACCGCGAATTATCAGCCCAGGCCAATTACTATTACACCTGTCAGTGAAGAATCTCTCTTCGGCCTCAAGCCCGACCTTGAGTGTACCGCTGGTTCAGGCAAGAAGGACAGCCCTTACTCGGTTGGTCTTACCCCAGGTGGTCTTTGTGGTGCCCAAAAACTTGTAGGTGATCACGCCGGATATGAGATCGCGGATGGAATTGGTGGATCTTTAATCTAAGCTAATAATAAATGGCCCTGATTACATCGCCAACTGATATGATCCCAGATCTAAACTATGAATATCATACCATCACTGTTGATACTCTTGGACAAGATAGTGCGAATACTTTCACATGTTTTCTCAATCAGCCACTGAAAAATATTGTACAGGCTCGACTTGTTGCTGCCCGTATTAACACTACTACAGCGACTGAACACTGTTATATATCTATCGATGAGTTGAATTCTACATTCAATGATCGTGCATCTAACATCTATGACGCCCAGGCACCTTTAAGTGTTCTTAGGAACTCTTTTGCAAGTCTTGTAACTACAGATGACACTGGTATAATTAGTTTCAGAGACAATTATCCAATTGCTGTGCAATATATAAACCCCATTCGTCGAATTGATCGTCTTACAATAAATATAAGAAATGAAGATGCAGTTCTTATAACACCACCAAACCCAGCTGAAAATAATTTTTTAGTACTTCGTTTCGTCTGTAGAAAACCCAACCTGTAATTTTTCTCCCCTTAAATTAGTATTACCATGTCTGCCGGTGTTGTTCAATTGATTGCTATAGGTGCCCAGGATAAATATATCATGGGTAATCCTGAAATATCTTTCTTCAGTTCAACATTCAAACGCCATGCTAATTTTTCACAATCCGTTGAAAAACAAACCATCCACGGAGCGGTGAAAAACAATTCTATGTCTAGCATCCAATTTGAGAGATCTGGTGATCTTCTCAGTTATGTGTATTTTACACTCGATGACAAAACCCAAGCCCTCGATATTCAACGATGGGACACCATTATTGATAAAGTTGAGCTTTTAATAGGTGGTTCCGTTATTGACACCCAAGATGCAATTTTCACAGAGAAGATTGCTATTGATACATTTGCACAAAATGTATCTAGGAGTGCGAACGGTACACACCCGGGTATTTCTGCGCGCTCGTTTTTTTACCCTCTCAGGTTCTTTTTCTGTGAGGGGCCGCAATGCGCTCTACCCCTTGTAGCCCTAAACTATCATAATGTTGAAATTAGGATCCATTGGGCTACAGCAGCTTCAAATTATAACGTTGAATGTTTCGCGAATTATTATTACCTCGACAACGAGGAGCGTGGTCAGGTTGCATCTAGAAAACATGATCTCCTCATAACACAAGTCCAAAAAAATATTGCTTCAGGTACTTTAGTTCAAGAACTTACGTTTAATCATCCAGTAAAATATTTAGCATCCTCGGATACAACAACCGATGGTGCCCTCACATCTCCCACAAACAAAGTTAAATTAAACATAAATGGTCTCGATGTAAGTAACTACAAATGGGGTAAACCACATTTTATAGACGTCACGAGTTATTATCACACAAACTTCGTAACTTCCCCAGATTTCTTTCTTTATTGTTTCTGCCTCTCAACATCCAGCTTACAGCCCACAGGAACACTCAACTTCAGTCGTGTATCGTCAGCTACTATCATGAGTGAGTCTATGAACATTAACGACCCGATTTATGCAGTAAATTACAATATTTTGAGAGTCGAAAATGGAATGGCTGGTTTACTTTACGCAAATTAAAATACAAGACTATAATAAATGGTCAAGACCTTACCGACCGTTGAAAGGTCAACCAAAATTAGGTTTGGTCGCCATGCCCGAGAAGACCAGGGTGAAAACACGATCGTTCTAAATGCGAGTAATACCGCGGTTGATGCATCAAATGGTGGGGCTGTTTATGTATCACCGGTTCGTTTTGATGATACATATCAAGGTAAGGCTGAGATTGTGTTGATGATGTATAACACCGAAACAAAAGAGCTAACCGAATCTGGTGAATCAGCGCAAGATCTCATCGGTAATCAGGGTCTTCAAGCTGTAACTA